GTCGTAAGGCTCGGCAGCGGAGAGATAAGGAACTCCATGTTGCACGCAATACTACATTCGACGCCCTTTGCGACGAACTGGAGTATTCTCTGTCTTAACTTTGGGCTTAATTCCCATTTCTGGGATTTTCGCCTCGGGCTTCCTTGATTCATTCACATCCGTCCCAGAAGGGGCCACCTCCTTAATCGGAGAATGTGATTGTTTTGGGGATGCCTGTCTACCCTCCCCTTGGAGTAGCTTTGGTAAACTACAAAAAGGGTGAGCAGAAAGACCGACAGAGTTGACTCGCTTAGTGTCCTTCAGCCAACTAATCACCTTAGGTTCTAGATCACCGGGTCCCGAAAGGGAAGCGATGGTCCTTATCAAAGGCAGTATAGAAGGTCTAGGGTCACCAACCCTCGCAGCCACAGGGTAATACCTATGGGGCGGGGTCACTCCCTGATCCACAACAATAAACTTCGGCATAGGCTGAATTGGAATGTTGTTAAGACGGGAGGAGCGGATCAAACTAGAGAGGACAATTTTGTTGTCCCTAACCACAGCGTCCGCGAAAAGTCTTTCGACTATATCGCCTCGTGAAGGGTTAGCGTAACAGATGCTGTGAACAAAATCAGCAGCATCTGAAACAAGGTCTCTATACAACATAGGTGTCTGTTCTTCCTTATTTACCATATGCATCACTGCATAATCATAAATTGGGGAAGACAGATCAGAAATTTTACGCCCGTCGGACCACCCTATTCCTCCAGCCCATTTCGGGAGTGGAGCCAATAGGTTAGTGACTGCTCTCTGCTCGGGACTCATCATCCCAAGAGAGGATTTGCCTAGGTTTCGTGCCGCTTCAATGAATGAGAAATCAGACATCTGGCGCCACTTATACCCATGCCCTGCACGGTCGGCCATTACAATTGTACCTGCGAACTCAGCCAGAACTTTAGACTCAATAGTCTTCGATTCTGACACCTTGCAACCTAAGTTGCGTAAGGTGGCTCGATAGATACGATTTAGCTTAGAGTCGGCGATGACTACGTCATCACCGAGAACTAAGAACCTAGGTTCAATTCCATGCATCTCGCATATACCCTGTAAAAGAGTATTGTGTGCTAAAGCGAAGGTAAAGAAGCTAGGCCCAAGGCCAAGGGGTTGCCCCCGCGTAAAACGCACAATTTCCGGATAACCTCTAAGTCGGGAGAGCCAAGGCCCCGTTGCCGCAAAATCCATTATTTCAATAAGTTTTTGAAACGCTGGTTGCGGAAACGTATCCTTAAGCAATTCCCTCTGAAGAGGCCACGGGAACAGATTGGTCGCATCGGACAAATCTACTGAGTAGACTGTCCTTCGACTCTTCAACCACGATTGAACAATAGGGATCGCTCTCTGTTGATCAAAAGTGCAATCTGTTGGTACATTAGCCTTAAGAAATCGCCCTAGGGCGACTTTCAAAGGTTCGAGGGCGCACTGCAATATCCTTGAAGGATTGGCAATGGCGCGCAACTTGTACCCAGGTTCCTGAATACCGGAAATGTGGCCGAGGTTGTTCGCAATCTCATTCATAGGATCCTTGAAATCTACTAAATACTTCCAGGATAGCTCGACAGGAATAATCTTGTCGAACACCACCCTGTTGGTAGTCTTCGTAATTAAGGTCCTTAGGCACGCACTCGACATCGCATGTCTGGTAACCTCTACGTGATCCGTCTCCGGACCGGTCCTACCCTTTGGATAAGGGGCTCGCTTATTAGGCGAGGTAGAGTATTCCAGAACTGTCGGTGTCCGTGGGATCTTACCATCATACTGTCCAAAAACTGGAACTAGCGTGGTAGTAAGTCCTCGCTGATCGGGGCTAGTCATCGAATCGAAGAACTTCTTCTTTTGATTGATTGTAGGCCTCTCAGCAACGTAAGCCGAATAAGATTGGAAAGCGGTAAGAACCTTAGAAAAGTTCTTCCGTGACAGTGAAAACAGCGGTCTAATCGCTCCTTTAGGGAGCCCGTCTTTACCCTTGGCTATCCATACCTTGGGCTTATACGGTTGACCAGCGATCTTGTGGAGATACATTAACTTAATCTCCTTAAGTCTGTTCACTGTCCATTCCTCACCATTGTGGACGTTCCACTTCTCCAACTGAACAACTAGTTGGTGGCTAGCTGTCTTGGTTACACCAAGCGCCATAAATCGACTACACACTGATTGCTGTGAAAATTTCATAGGATCACGTTTGTTAAGTTAAACAATGAAGTATACGAACACACCACAAGTGTAGAACACCTATGACAACAAGG